AAGATAATTTTTTTATATTCTAATTATTATTATTTTTTTTTATTATATATTGTAAGCAGCTATTTGTCCCCCTGTTGTAGCAACAGTTGAAGCATTTTGTAACCTGTCCCCTATACTATTAGTAGTGAAACCACTACTAATTAGGTAGTTCCAAAAGTCAGCAGGTGTCATTAACAATGTTCCCACTGTTGCATCTGTTCCAACACCTTGTAATACATTAGAAGGAGATGGTACAATCAATGTACCTGTAAGTTCACTAGATGCACCATAAACAGTTCCAAGTCTTACATTAGTTGTAGCTGGGTTTCCTAAAGCCACTCCTGCTGCGTAAAGTGTTCTATTGCCACCTGTTGATATTTGAAACAACCAACTTGATGTATTTGTGTCTATTGTTACTCTTGGGGCTACAATAGCCATATTATTACTTGTATTAACTACGTTACCTGAGACCTTTACATAAGTTCCTGAACCATATCCTGATGTAAGAGTAAAAGCTGAATATATTGCTGGTGCTCCTGTGCCTGCTGTAATTATACCTGTTATAGATATTGTTGAAGCAGATGTTGTACTATATATTGCAGGTTGAGCTGTAGAACCATTTACATTACCTATTTGTGTATAATTAACCACGCCAGCTAATCCAACAGCAGGTCCTGTTGCTCCTGTTGTATTTCCTGTAATATTTAAAGTTCCAGACGTTAAATATACAGGTGATGATGTCATAGCTGTGCTTGTTGATCCTACACAGTTGCCTGTTATATTAATAGTTCCTCCAGTATTCATTACTAAAGCATTAATATTATTACCACCAGTACTAGTAGAAGTAAAGTTTCCAACAACATTAAGAGTTCCTGTAAGTGTTACTGAAATTACTGATCTACCAGTAGAACCATCAATATTATAATTTCCATTTAAATTTAATGTTCCTGTGCTTGAATGTCTAATAGCTATGTAATTAGCAAAATTTGCAACTGTTGATATACTACCATTAAAAGTAGCAGTATTTGGACTTGGTAAAGTCATTTCTAATACAGGCAGTGATGCAGTACCAACAAAAATAGCTTGTGCACCAGTACAAGTTAAATTACCACCATTAGTGTATATAAATTGTGCAATTGCTGTTACTCCTAATACTGTGCCTGTAGATTCTGTCATTTCAAATTCTGCAATACTTGGTGCTGTTCCCAGTGTATTAACTGCAGTTATATTTATTCTATAATATGTATAAGATGTTGTATTGGCTAAAATACCACTTGTGTAATTAGTTCCTACAGGTATTGCAAAAGCAGTTACTGTTTCTAATGTTGTATAAGTAGTTCCATCATTAGAACCTTGAAATGTCCAAGTTGTAGGATATGATGCGACACCAGAAACCATTTTTATACAATATCTTTTGATAATCTTTCCACTAGTAAATTGATAACCTAATATACCAGTGTTAGCAGTTCCTGATTGCCAATATATAGATTGGGAGTTATCTTGACCAAAAGCGTTCCAAGCAAAATTAGTTCCAACTATAGAACTTGCAAAAACAGTACCACTAGGCGTGATATTAGATGTCATTGCAGGTGTTGCAATATTAGGTACTAGAACAGCTGGTACTGTACTTCTTATACTTTGAACTGTATATGTTCCATTTATAATAACTTGAAATCCATTTCCATATACATCATCAGCACTTGTTGGAACAGCACCATTGTCCCAAATTGCTGTATTATTAAAATTACCTGCTGCTACTGCAAATCTTGTTGCCATCTATTATAGACTTTTATCATTAATAAACGTTTGCAAAGCACCCATAATTGATATTGCTGCATTTATAGCATCTGTATCTCCACTGTCAAAAACATCCATATATGTTACAGGAATTGAATTGTCAGGAAGACTTACTGAACTTCCATCCTCTAATGTTCTATAAGGTGTTAACCTCATAGCTACACTTGCACCTACATCAGTTGGGTTAACTAATGGCGAAATTGCTAAATTTACCATAAAATATGGATAAACATTCCCATCTACTTCTATTGGATTTGTACTTGTAATTGGCATAATTTTAAATATATATTACTGATTCTCTATTTGTCCAAGCTACGTTTGTAGCAGTTCCTACTGTTATTGCTCCACTTCCTGATATTGTTAATCTTGTTATTGTCCACACTGCTGATGATTCTGCAGAACCATTTGGAGCATATCCATTGTAATTTATATTATTGTTAGAAGAATTATTTGCATTTCTTCTTATATTAAACAATAGATTAAATGTATGTGTACTACCACTTGATGATATATTTAAATTTGTAGCTCCTGTTCCAACTACCATTGTTTGAACAGAACCTGTTAGACTATTAATAGCAGTGATACCTGTTCCTGCCATTATACCTGATTGCTGAGTAACAGTAAGCACTACAGAAGCAGTTGATGGAGCAGGAGGTACCGGAGAATCAAACGATAAAAATACAGATAAATTTTGTGTGCTCCATACAAACTCATAATAATCCCCTGCAATAGCATCAAGAAGGAAGTTCCACGAAGGAAGGTTGTGTCCATCAAAAGATCCATGTTTCTTAGGAACTAATACAATCCCTGCTGAACCAGGAACATCCACTCCATTCTTTCTAAGCCAAATGGTAACATCGTGTTCATTTGCTGTTGGATTTCTAAACTGTGCTGACCATTGAATATTACATGTCAGACGTTCTAATTGTTTAGATATCTGCCATAGTAAGTTAGCTTGTGTGCTCCAACCAATTTGTCTACTAGGTATTGCCATTTCTTTTTATATTATTAGTTGTACACTCTGATTTCAAGTGTTACATAAAATTGTAAATCAGGATTAGTTATTATATCATCAGCAAATGTACCATCCACTGTTCCTGTGAATATATTTAAACCAACTGGTTGTTTGCCTGTATAAATAGAACATAACACCCTTGCTGTTAAAGGATCTACACTATTTGCTGATTTATCATTAACTGTATCACTTATAAAAACAGTTGTTTTATCTTCTATAAATAAATTGTCAGAGGAACATTGATACTTACCTGTTGCAACATATGTAAACCAAATATTCCCAATAGTGTTTTCTAACACTACCACTGTTGGAGCAGATGAATCATATTGTAATTGACCTGATAAATTATCTCCCCAACTAGTTGGTGTTGTTCCTGTAGCAACAAATCTAGTTCCTACAGTATTATTAGGAGCACCTACATTAGTAAAATCAACTGTACCACTATCATTATCAATAATTTCATAAGTAACACCAGGTAATAATGGAGTATCTGAAACTGCATTTGGATTATTCCCCTCACCAGTTTGTGTTAATAAAGCTGTATACACTCTATAAACAGGTAAAGTGGTTGTTGTGGTGGTGGTGCTACTACTTGTGCTTGTAGTGGTTGTACAAGCCTGAGCTGTAACATTAGTAAGTTGCTCTAATTGCTTAGAGATTTGCCACAAGAGGTTATCTTCTGTTCCCCAGCCTATTTGTCTAGATGGTATTGCCATAATGTTTTTTTATTTAAAAAGCAAATATAAAGATAATTTTTTTATATTCTAATTATTATTATTTTTTTTTATTATATATTGTAA